TTATACTTTACTACCGATAGCAGATGTGTGTAATTTTATAATGCCAAGAGAACAAACAGTTGGAGATGATACAAAATTTAGTCTACTTATTCAGTATAAAGCATTTGGACATTTTTATGGACACGACTATACGACATGGATTGCAGAATTGCCAGCAGCTATTGATTTTATTTCAGCTCACCAGAAAGCCGGAGAAAATTTAAGAATTTATACTCTTGGAGATATCTTTGATGTAATTAGTAATATTTTATAAAAATTATATGATAGTTCTTTCTCAATAGCATTTATAGGTAGGAAAAATAAAATGATATGAAAAACTGGTATTTGGTAATAGCACTTATTTTAATGGCAGTATGTTTCTGGGGAGGATGAGACCACATACGATAAAATTATCTATGTCAGAAAAAATATCAATATACGAAGGTAACAGTGATAGGATTTGAAGTAAAAAATATAAATGAATATATAAGTTAAGTATTTACTAAAATTAATTGAAATGAAAAAACTGTTATTTTTCTTTATGATTGTTTTGTGCAGCAGTTGTGTTTGCACACTTTCGCAGATCCCTCCCCAGTTTATTTATGCTGGAGAGAATTGCAGTGCACCTCTCCCAAATTATGTGGAACAAGTCACGGTTACTGATAACTGTGCATTGGCTCAGGTTATACAAACACCTTCACCAGGGTTTCTGTTAAGTTCTACCAATCAGTTGGTAAGTGTGACTATAAAGGCAACGGATGTTTTCAATAACTCATCCCAAGTTTCATTTACCGTACAATTGCTTGATACCATTCCTCCTGTAATTAATGGAATGGGATTAGAAGCGAATACGTACAATAAGATTGATGAAATGTATAATAGAGCTGATCGTATGATAGCATCCCTTATGGATAATTTTGATGAAACGTTTCCATATGAGCAGTTTGGATTAACTCGTGATTCACAGGATAGTACCTTTTATAAATATGGGATGATGGTTTGGACATATCCGGCGCATGCGATTAATGGAATTGGTTCTCGTTATTGGACTTTCCATCATGCAGGGGATACTTTAGTATTATATAATCATTACTAAGATTTTTGTTATGTGTATGAGCTGGTTAAAGAAGTTATTTGGAGGGGGTAACCCGAAGCCCCCTACTTGGGAACATCATCCCAGGGTTGCACTATTGTTTGGCATTAATGACTACAAAGGATTTGACAATGATCTCCAAGGATGCTTAAATGATGTTGAATTGGCTGTGACCAGGCTTCCTGGATTTCAAATGAGGAAGTTCACAGATTCTGAGGTTTCAATAGAGAACTTCAAAAACCAGGTTCAATACGCCATTTTTAATGCTGTGGAGAATGATGTGATTGTAATTCATTACAGTGGACATGGGACCTATGTGAAAGATAGAAGTGGGGATGAAATTGATGGGTATGACGAAGCTTTGTGTCTTTATGATGGTAACTTGATTGATGATGAAATGAATGAAATGTTACAATTCATCCCACAAGGTGTAACGGTATTACTAATTATTGACAGTTGTTTTTCAGGGACAATAACTCGTAATCCACGTAGGTGCCGTTTCATGCCACCGAACTTTGAAGTAAAACCTTATGTTCGTATCAAGAGGCGTTGGTATGAAGATATGAAGTGGATTGTTTTCAGCACGTGCGGTGAAAACGAAACTTCTGGTGAAATAGAGGTAGATGGAAAGGTATATGGTGTAGGTTCATATTTTATGTATCATACACTTGTTGGTAATATGACATACAAGACTTGGTTTGAAAAAGTAAAAGAGTTCTTACCAAACAAAGATTATAACCAAACCCCTACATTGGAGGGGAATTCAATGCTTATCAATAAGCAAGTATTAACTTAAATTAAATGTGCCATGGCAAAGTTGAGCAGAAATTTTTATGATCGTCAGGTTCCCTCCCGGAACTTGGTGACCACCATTGCAGGGATCATAACATTGGTTCTTACAATCTTGGTAGGATTTGGAGTGATTACACCCGAACAGCAGGGTGAGCTGCAGACCCACGCAACGACAGTTGTAAACGCCGTTGTGGCCGTATGGGGTGCTATTACTTCCATTATACTGATGTTTAAATCGGTAGATGGATAAGGAGGTGTGTGGATGATTACCTGGGCTTGAAATACAGCCCAGGTTATTATTACTCATAAAAAGATCAGAGGATGAAAAGGAAGAAGTTATCAGAGGATCAAATAAGGACATTAGCCAGTGCTCTTGTCTCTCGAGCAAAACTTGCATCAAGGCTTGGAATTCAGTTTGGAGGACTTCGGGACATATATAAAAGTTTTGGATATGAGAAGGAGATAAAATATGAAGACTTCTTACTAAAGTATGCCAGACATGACATGGCTAAGGCTATTATAGATCGTCCTGTCAAAGCCACATGGCAAGGTCCTCTTGATCTTATGGAATCTGGTGTTGCAAAAGATACCGAGTTTGAAAGAGCATGGGATGAGTTAAATACAGATATAGGATTAAAGTCGATATTTTCAAGAGTTGACAAATTAACAGGATTAGGAAGATATGGTATTTTATTACTTGGACTGGACGATGTCAAGAGCAGGGACGGATTTGCTCAACCAGTAAAGGCAGGCAAGAGGATCCTGAAATATTTAAGACCATATGGGGAAAGCACAGCCACAATATTTAAACTTGATGAAGAGGCAACCAGTGAAAGATATGGAAAACCTTTGATTTATAAGTTAGAGGTGCAAGATGTCAAATTAAAGACAAGCATTCCTATTGCTGTACATTATACCAGAGTGGTTCATATTACTGATGATCTTTTGGAATCTGAGGTGTATGGTACTCCAAGACTCGAAGCTCCTTTCAATAGGTTAATAGATTTGGAAAAGTTGATAGGAGGGGACGCTGAAATGTTTTGGAGAGGGGCAAGACCTGGATATGAAGCAAAGATTAGTCCAGATTATCAAATGACTCCTCAAATGCGTGAGGACTTGAATGAGGAGTTGGATGAGTATGAAGCTGATTTACGGAGGTTCTTGGTTAATGAGGGAGTAGATATTCAAGCATTAGCCCAACAGATAGCGGATCCTGCCAATCATGTTGATGTACAATTAACAATGATATCCGCGGTGACAGGTATTCCCAAACGTATATTAAGTGGAAGTGAAAGAGGGGAGTTGTCAAGTGCTCAGGATAGTACGGAATGGAAGGAATATGTTCAAGCTAGACGAGAAGAATTTGCTGAATTAAATATTATACGTCCTTTCGTTCGAAGATTAATAGAACTTCAGGTATTACCAAAACCTCAGTCAACTAAGTACTCAGTTAAATGGAATGATCTATACTCATTAAGTGAGAAGGCAAGAGTAGAGGTAGGTAAGTCAAGAGCCAATGCCTTACGTGAATATACGTATTCACCAATGGCTCAGGCTATTGTTCCTCCTAATGCGTTTAATGAAATGTTCTTGGGCTTTAGTAAGGATCAAATTACATTGATTAATGCAATGCGTGATGAAGTTATTTCAGAGGAAGAATTAAATGCCAAGGTTATTAAGGCTATCGAGAATGAAGTTAACCCTCCAAAGCCTGTAATGGCACCTGGAGCAGGTACAGCAAAATCAAAACCTAAGCCAAAACCAGTGAAGTAATGGAAGTGGTAGAAACATATACTGAAACATTCCGTATGAATTATGACCCTACGCATACGACAGTCTTAAGGAATGTGTTTGCAAGGGAAATGAAACGTAGGTTTCAAGAGCTTATAAGAGCCATTAGGATAGGTGTTGGAAAGAATGATTGTTTTGAGTTGAAGGAAAAGATACATACATTACAAATTACCCCACCAGTAAAGGGATCCTTTGCTTTTCCAAGGAGCCAAGAGAAGTTGGCAGCTTTTATGAAATGGTTGGAAAGACAAGTGCAACGGGGTATTTTAACTATTCAAGACATTGAACAAGTAGGAACAGGAGTGGAGGCAGTTTGGACTAATTTATTCATTGCGGATTCATATAAAAGAGGAGTCATAAGAGCTCGTTACGAAATGCTATTGGCAGGGCATATAATTCCTTCCATTGAGGACTCAGGAGGTATCATGGCTATTGTAAACCAACCTTTCCATGTTGATCGGTTGGGATTACTTTATACCAGAGTCTTTAAGGACTTGAAAGGGATTACCGATGCAATGGATAGTACCATAAGCAGAATACTGGCACAAGGGTT